ATTCTTTTGGTTGTGCTGGTTTTCTTACGAAAACTCAGCTTGTTGATGGCATTGCTGCTATTAACCGTAAGCCTTCAGTTCTTGCTTCTCATTCGTCTGCACCTATGCGTACTGAAGTGTGTGGCATTAAGTACCCGCTTACTGCCCCTCATGAAAAATGTGTGACGAATGAACTTCCATCTGGCGCTAAGTGCAAGATTTTTGGTGGACATGGACAGCCTCGTGGCTCTCCTTCGTCCTCCGTTGTCGTTAGCATGATTTCGCCTTTTGTCGAGAAGGTTATGGGAATGCCCCGCCTTCACGACAAACCTTGTGAAATGGCTTCGCGCCGTCATAAGGAAGTTGATATCGCTGGTAAAATCGATACTGCCTACAAGTTCCAGGGCGACTCTGTGGACAAGGCTGTTATTGATTATGAAACCAGTATTTTTGCAGGATTGACCGAAGAAATGTTGAATTCGGTTGGCATTATTGATATCGATGTCAATCTTGCGGGTATTGACGGAGTTCAAGGCATCAACGCGATGCAATTTGATACTTCTGCTGGTTTTCCATTCCGTGGATCCAAAGAGCAGTTTGTGTCGAAATCTGATCGTTTTGTTGATGGAATTTCGTGCCCGCGGGATATCGATCCTGTAGTTCTCGAGGAGTTAGCTTACCTCGAGTCCGAACTCAAAGCTGGCAGGCGTGTGAATCTTGTTGTCAAAGGTGCTCTGAAAGATGAGCCCACTAAGACAACGAAAACTAAGGTTCGCGTGTTTGCCGGGTGTAATATTGCTGCTACTTTGCTCGTTCGCAAGTATTTCTTGACTCTGTCGTCACTTATGCAGAATAACAAGGAACTTTTCGAGTGTGCAGTTACTATTAACCCAACTTCTCCTGAATGGACTGACCTCATGAAACATATCTATCGTTTTGGTGAGGATCGCGTCATTGCTGGAGATTATAAGTCGTTTGACGGACGAATGTCCCCGCGCTTTATGCTCGCTGGCTTCAAGATTCTCATTAAGATTGCCGAGAAATCTGGCAATTACGATGAAGATGATTTGATGATCATGCGTGGCATCGCTACGGAGATTACTAATCCTACTTATGACTATTTTGGTACCCTTGTTCAGTTTTTTGGGTCGAACCCCTCTGGACATCCGCTTACTGTGGTGATCAATTCGATCGTCAATTCTCTTTATATGCGTTATTGCTATTTCGAGATTGCTAAGCAGGATGGTTGGTGGCGTGTTCCCCAATTTAACAAGGTTGTTTCTTTGATGACTTATGGTGATGACAATATTATGTCTGTCAAGCCCGGATTTGATGCGTACAATCACACTCGTATTGCGTCTGTTCTGGCCGAAGCTGGCATTGTTTACACTATGGCTGATAAAGAAGCCGAATCTGTACCGTTCATTCATGGGTCTGAGGCCGGATTCCTTAAGCGTGATGCTATTTGGGATGAAGAACTTCAGATCTACCGTGCTGCTTTGGACGAGACGTCCATTTCTAAGCAGCTTCATGCTCATTTGACATCCAAAGTTCTTACCGAGGAGCAACACTCTGCCGAAGGTATTATTGGAGCTATGGATGAATATTTTGAGTATGGTCGGGAAATTTATGATGACAAGCGTGATCAGCTTACTGAAGTTGCTCGTCTG